ACAGGGCCATTGAAGCCCTGCACCGAGCGGAGCGACCCGTTGACCTGGTAGCCGTTCACAAATACCTCATCGACAACGGTCAAGCCCATGTCATCGCTGACTTTGTGGACATACTGGACGGCAACACCCTGACCTCCGATTGGAAGGTCTACGCCTCCGACCTCAACGAGGCTTGGAAGCAGCGTGAAGAGCAGAGAATCATGGATGAACTCGCCCATGATAGGGACATCCCCAAAGCCTTCGCCCGCTACCAGTCCATGCAAGCGATTGAAACCAACGCCTCGGAAACCACCGCCCACGAACTCGCCAAGGCGTTCCTGCTAAACATGAACGAGGTCCGTGAAGGTAGACGCAAGGATTCCATCTTCCCAACCTACATCAGCCCGATGGACCGAATGCTTACGGGATTCAAGCCCACCGAGTTCATCCTCTTGGGTGGTCGTCCTGCAATGGGAAAAACCCTCTTGGCCCTGCAAATAGCCATGAACCAAGCGATGGCCGATATTCCAGTCGTGTTCTTTACGCTGGAAATGTCAGCGGAGCAACTGACCCAGCGGATGCTATCCAACCTCGCCACCATGGACGGGGCGGCATTCCTCAACCCGACCGAGCGAATCAGCACGAAAGATTTTATGGACCTTGGACAAAAGGCGGACCTGCTAAAATCCAAACCGCTCTACATCGTGGATCTGCACCAAGCCAACTTGGACCGCATCGAAGGCGAAATTGCCAAACTGAAAACCAAGTACGGAATTTGCGGATTCTACTTGGACTACCTACAACTTGTGGAACCCACCAAGATTGACAAGACCAAGCCAAAAATTGAGCAGATGACCAACATAAGCAAGACCCTTAAAGCAATATGCAAGCGGCAGAAGGTGTTCGGGGTGGTGGTTTCATCCCTATCCCGTGCAACGGAAGGACGCAGCGACCATCGGCCCATTATGTCGGACCTTCGGGAAACGGGGCAACTCGAGTTTGATGCGGATAAAATCGGATTTGTTTACCGCCCCTACGAACACGACAAAAGCCAGCCATCGGACCTTATGGAGGTCATCGTCCGCAAGAACCGCAATGGCTCGCTTGGAATCGCAGAGGTCCAATGCCATCTTCCCTACACCAAAGCAAACGAATACCCACCCCATTCCCTATGAATATTCTCGCCGCAGTATCAGGAGGCCGTAGTTCCGCAATGATGGCCCACCACCTTATAACCAACCCAAAATACAAGGACGACAACATCGCCTTCGTTTTTGCGAATACTGGAATGGAACGACCCGAAACCATTGACTTTTTGAAAGCAATGGAAAAACACTGGAACCTGCCTCTTATCAAAATAGAAGGATTGTATTCAACCACAATGGGTGTTGGTGTTCGATATGCGATTAAGGAATGGGACGAATTGGACATGACGGCAAAACCATTCACGGAAAGCATTGCCCATGTAAACAAAGGCTCATACAACGGAATACCAAACTCGGAGGCTCCGTATTGCTCCGACTATTTGAAAGTAAGGCCCATGACCAGATTTGCAAAAGATTATTTTAAAGGTCAAAAATTTGTAAAAGCAATCGGATTTCGTGCCGAGGATATGCCGAAACGAATTTCTTGGGCAGAGATTAAAGTTGAAAAAGATAGAATATTTCCGCTTATTACCGATTACCCAGCGCCAATAACTCAAAGGGACTTGACCGACTTTTTTGCTGGTCAGCCGTTCCAATTAAGCATTCACGGGAAACTCGGGAACTGCGAACTTTGCTGGAAAAAATCGGACCGAAATCTTGTGGAGGTCATTCGTTACGGAACCCGATTTGTCGGCTGGTGGGAAAGAATGGAAGAACAATACGGCAACACCTCATTTCGTGGGAATCGTTCAATTAAGGATTTTGTCAAGATGGCTCAAGAAGGGTACACGCCCGAACTTGACTTCGGCCAAGAAGATTTTAACTGCGTCTGCTCATGATGGAAGAATACAACCTCCAAGCCTCCTGCGTCAAGTTGTTCGCCCTTATGCGACCCAACGAGCAGGGTCTGCTATTCCTGAACCTGAACAACCCCCGCTCCCGCTCCAACGGTTTCTTCCTCAAAGGCATCGGGCTGACCGCTGGCGTTGCTGACATGACCTACCTATCGCCCAAGGGTGCGGTGTTTCTTGAGTTCAAAACCCCAAAGGGAAAGCAGTCCCTATCCCAAAAGTGGTGGCAGGGGGTCGTTCAGGAGGCAGGGTATAGGTACGAGATAATCCGCTCCGTGGAAGATTTCCAACGGGTGTTGGCTGAATGTGGCTAAGTTGTGAATATCTTTGACCCATGCACCGCATACTGCTCCTATTCCTCCTGACCTCCTGCGCCAACGACCGCCCGTGGCGGGTGATTGAGGTTCGGCCCAAGGGGAATGCCTGCGAGTATGTGCTATCCCGCTCCAACGGATTCGGGCCGCAGTTAAAAAACAAGACCGATTCTTGCGATAAATACCAACTTTTCCAAACCATAAACCCCTAAACCCATGAAACCAACCCCCACCGATTTCCGCCGCTGGCAGATTCACATCCGCAAGGAGTGCGTGTCTTGCAGCCGTCCCGACCGCTCCGAAACCATCAAGGCGTGGTCCGTTAACTGGACCCTGCTTGGTAGAATCCTACAAGCCAAAAACGCCTAAGCCATGCCCTGGATACGACCCCAAGACCAAATGCCCAAGGAGGGCGAACCCGTGCTGATTACTGACAAGGAAGGACTGCAAATAGTCGCTTGGTGGAGACCAACGCACGATATGTGGAACTCCGAAAATCACTCTTGGTTTCCCCGTGAAGTCAACTACTGGATGCCCATCCCCGAAATTGTATAAACCCAACCCCCATGAACGAAATAGTAGAAAAATACGAGGCAAAATTGGAACGCCTTAATAAAGACATCGAACGAAAAAAGGAATTCCTTACTGAAGGAGATTTAGAAGTATTGGCCATATTAAAAATCCTTTTAACCGAAGTCGTGACCGACCTGCGAGCAATCCGAGCCTTTTCAAAGTAACCAATGACCCCAGCCCTCATCCATCACCTCGTTGACACCACCGCCGCAATCTTTGGCATCACGCCCGACCAGGTGCGGTCCGCATCAAGGGAACGGCCCTGCGTTATCGCTCGGAACATCGTCGCCGACATCGCCTACAACGAATACCTGTTCACCTTCATGGCTATCGGGAAGGAGTTGAACCGCCACTACTCCACGATTATCATAAACCTTGAATCCTTCCACGCCGATTGCAAAGCGAAGCCCCAACTCCGTTACCTTCGCAGGCAAGTTTTCAACAACGCCCAAGAGTATTTGCAGACCGCCGAGGGGGCTTATATTACTGATACTCTGCAACTTCCACCCACCGAATAGCCCGAAACCGCTATCACACCCAAGGGGTCGGCCTAACCGCTGACCCCTTTTTTTTGCAATCTTTGTGCATGGCATCCGCAGACACCATCATCCTTGACCTCTACCGAAGCGGCGAAATCCGAAAAGCCTGCCTTACCATCACAGGAGGCGACCCGCTTTGGAGGGACTTGGAGCAGGAGTGCGTGCTGATTTTGCTGGAGAAAGACCCCGCCAAGATTCTGCAAATCCAGTCGCAGGGCTACTTCAAGTTTTATGTGGTGCGGTTGCTGCTCAACTTGTACCGAGGCAAGAACAACCAATTTGCCCAAAAGTACCGTCACCACGACCTGCTTGAAGAACTGGACCCCGATTCTCCTATCCCCCAATCGGAATATGATTCCCTCATGGACGACCTTTGGGCCATTGCCGAAGCGGAGATGGACACTTGGGCCAAGGATGGGGCGTTCCCCTATGACAAGGAACTGCTCCGCCTGCACCTACGGACGGGGAACATGAAGAAGTTGTCCCGTGATACCGGCATCCCGTACCGCTCAATAATCTATTCCATAGACCAAGCCAAGGCCAAAATCAAGGCCGCCATTCAAGCCCATGGACACGCTGATATTTCCCCTGCTGATTAGCAGTTTGACCGCCCTCGCCATTGCCGAGTACCATGTCCTCCCCCAATGGTGGTACAAGACCTGGTTCGCCCGACACAAGCCGTTCTCCTGCGTCACCTGCCTCACCTTTTGGGTGGCGGTGGCCCTGACCTTGCCCACTTGCGGTTGGGTCCTCGCTCCCGTTTACGGCCTCGCCTCTGCGGGGTTAACGGTCGTTATCCTACAAGTCACGAACCGATGACCCAAGACGAGTTCGTCCTTGCCGAAAAGCACCGACACTATTGGGACCAGTACCAAGCCGCATTCTTTATGCGGCTATCCCCGCAAGCGGTCCACGACTTGCAGACCATCCTCGTGGCTCATGGCAGACCCTACACGAATTGGTGGTGCGCTGACTGCGTAAAATCGGCACTCCAATACATTTACTCACAAGCGGACCAGTTCGCCGAAGCCAACCAGC